CTCGATGATCGTCATAGCGTCACCTGTTCGATAATTACGCGGACCATTCCACCCTTGGCCTTGTCCCGAATCTCGGCCGGAGCGAAATGGAATCCTCGGTCATTCATGCCGATAGCGTCCGCGATGCCGTCTGTCGCGGCTTTCATCCGCGCTGCCAAGTTGTCGCGGTCATAAGCGCGCGCATCTGGCGGGAAGAACTCGTATGCGAGACGGACTGCCAGGAATTGACTGAATCCGTCTGCTTTGGAAAGCGCTGAGCGGGCGAGCAACCGCGCAGCGGTTCTATAGCGCTTCTTCGCTTGGGAAACGGGAGCCCAGTGCCCCCGATGGTTCGGGCTAAGCTCCTTGGGCGGCCACGGAAGTTCAACAATGATCATCTCAATCCCTCAACTGGCTGTATTTCGGCTTCGGCTTGAACTGCACGGCATTGCGCGCTTCAGTCACGGCTTGCACATCCGCATCCAGGAACCGCGAGTGCTGGCCCTGGAACGTCAGATAGACTTCGCCCAGCGGCCCCATGCGCTGCTTGCGGATCAGCACCTCGGCAAGCCCCTTCATAGGACTGTCCTCGTGGTAGTACTCGTCGCGGTAGACCATCAGGATCACGTCCGCGTCCTGCTCAATGGCGCCGGATTCGCGCAGGTCGCTCATCAGCGGACGCTTGTTCGGGCGCTCTTCCACCTTCCGGGACAACTGGGATAGCAGGATCACCGGGCAACCCAGCTCGCGCGCCATCAGCTTCAGCGCGCGCGTGATACCGCCCAGGTCTTCGTTCCGACTGTTACCGTCCCCCTGCATAAGCTGGAGGTAGTCGATGACGATCAGGTCCAGACGCCCTTGGCGTTGCTTGACCTTTCGGGCCGCAAGGCGGACGCGGGCGACGTTGGCCAAGCCCGGATCGTCAGCAATGATCAGGCGCTGGCTCTCCAGCTTCTGAATGGCATGTGTCAGCCGAGGCCAATCGTTGTTTTCCAGGCGGCCCGTGCGCAGACGCTGGGTGTCGATCGCCCCGTATCGTGCAATCGTCCGCTCCACCAACTGCGCCGCCGCCATTTCCAGGCTGATCACCAGCGCTACGCCATCTTCCTCGGTGACGTTCTCCGCGACGTTGATCGCAAGCGTGGTCTTGCCCATGGAGGGGCGGCCGGCAACGATGATCAGGTCCCCGTCCTGGAAGCCGCTGGTTTTCTGGTCCAGGTCCGTGAAGCCGCTGGCGAGTCCAGAGATGCCGCCCGCACACTCCCCTCGGGCCTCAAGGGATTCGATGACTTCCCTCAGCAGGAAGCCCACCTCGACCGGCTCCCGACCTGCCTGGCGCGTGTCAGCCAGGGCCATAGCCAAGCCGGTAGCCTGCTCGACCAGTGTGGCCGAGTCGCCGGCCTCGTTGGCTGCGAGTTCCGCGATATCGTGGCCCAGCGCCAGAACGTCGCGGCGGATCCGATGGGCGCGGACGATCTCTGCATAGCTGCGGACGTTGGCGCTGCTGGGGACGTTGCTGGCAATGGCGTTCAGGTAGGCCAGGCTGCCCGCAGCTTCAGAGCGACCCTGCGCTTGCAAAGCATCGTGAACGGTCAGGACGTCGGCCGGCTTGCTGCTGTTCAACAGGCGCACGGTGACTTCGAAGATCAGCCGATGATCGTGGCGGTAGAAGTCATCCGCGCTCAGCAGGTCACCGAGGCGATCCCAAGCGCGGTTGTCCTGCAACAGGCCGCCCAGGACGCCCTGCTCAGCATCGACCGAATGCGGCGGCACACGCAAGGCTTCGGCAGTCATGCTGCCTCCTTGTGCGCATGCAGGCGCTGGGCTTGGACGCCCTGGGTCGTCAGCGAGTACGTGCCGTTGGCTGCATCGGCGTACCAGAGCCGGTAGTAGCCCTTGGTCACGTAGTTGAGGAAATGCTTGCGCCAATCAGCCTGCAAGCGGCGCTCGTTAGCGCCTTCGGGCGAGTGCTCAGCCTTGAACACATCCCATGCAAGCTGCACGAACTCCATCGGCAAGCCAACACCGTCCACGTACTTGCGCAGAGGCTCGTAGCCGCTGATGGCCGTCTCACCTGCCTGGCGGCAACGGTCGAGGAAGGTCTTCAGCGAACAGCGCTCTTTGCGTTCCCGCTTGGGTTTTTCAGCCGAAGGCTCGTCGGACTCTTCACCCCCCTGGCAAGGGGGGTTGGGGGGTAGTTCTTCTTTATCTTTCTCTTCTCTTTCTCTAGCTAACGCAACCGTAACGCTATCGGCGTTACGCGATTCATCATTAGGCGTTTCTGGAGCGTTACCGCTACGGTGATTCGCTACCCTTTTCGCGGTCTGAGCGCGTTTCTTGGCGGACGCGCCGTTGTGGTCTTCGAAGTTCAAGATCGAAATCCCATTTGAATGATCTTCAATCCAACCGATATCGACGAGCGCCTGACCAAAGCCAGGAACGCCGGTCTTCCTATCAATCTGACGGCACGACAGGCCCGGCATGAATCCATCGGCCGTATGCTGGTCTGCGGTTGACCACAGCCAGTACAGCCCTCCAATGACGGCCGCCTCGCTGGTGTCTGTCAGGTCAACCAGGCGGGCCACACGAGGGTCATCCCACAGGTTGCCGCGCATCTTGATCCAATCGCCGGCCATCACTCATCTCCTTTGACCAAGCGGCGTAATGGCTCCACGGCGCGCTGGTAATGCATTTCCACTTCTGCCGGCCACTTGCCAAGCTGCATCAGCGCGGCGCGGGTTGCATCCACGTATTCCCATTCACGCTTCCAACGCTCAGCGCGCGGAATGCCGCCCTGGTCATGCTGGCGGTGAAGTTCAGGGTTCAGCGGGAAGCACAGGCTGTCGCAAGCCTTCAGGCGCTCGCCCTTCCCCAAATTCACATGGCACGCCTGCGCCGGTTTGCCGGTCACTAGGCAGCCCAGCGCAGCCACGTTGCGGCGGTGTTGCTCACCACGGAGCAACGTCGGCAACTTGTGGCCTGGCGGGCGATAGAAGCCCATGACGATCTCGACCTTGCGGCCCAGCCCTTCACTGCGGGCGGTCTTGGCGCGCTTCATGGGCGTTTTGCGCTGAATGGTGGAGTTCCACATCTCAGGCCCCCTTCACTTCAAGATGAATGCCACGCGCCGCAAAGTCGATTCGGACGGCATCCGCGTACTTGGTCAATTGCTTGACGTTCATCAGAGATGTGACGGGGTAGTAGCGCATGACCATCAGCTTCTGCTCGTATGTCAGTCCCTTGATGGCTCCGTCGTATGCAACGCGGAATTCTTCGTCCTCTGCGCGGAGGATTGGTACGCCGTGGTGAAGCTTGCAATAGCACTTCCAGCCCAACTCGTCGTCTTCCGGAAGCGCCTGAGCGATCTCTTCGTACCAAACGTGAGAAAACGCATTCTGGGGAAGTGTTCGACCCTTGGGCTTGATCTCGACGCGCATGTCTAGGCCGGCGGACAGGACGGCCATAACCGCATTACGGCGGATTTGCTCGTTGGACAGGACGAACACTTGTTTGTCCATCACTGCGCCCGTCCCTTCGACACCGCGCGCAGTACATTGCGCTCCATCCGATGCAAGATCACGCGGCCTGCACGGAACAGCGGCACGAGCATGTCTGCGTCGTTCTGGCACAACACTCCATCAGCGATTGCGTCGCGGAGCTCGGCGGCGATCTTTCCCACCTTCGCCATGACTTCCATCAGCTTTTCTTGGAGAGCCGCCAGTTCGTCCGGATGACCGCTGACCGGCGGCGGCGGAACGAAATCAACGAACAGCCCTTCCTGCGCGCAGAGCGACAGCAACCAATCGCGGGACTTGTCGGACGTGGTGACGTCTCTTTCCAGCCACTCGGTCAGCAGGACCGCAACGTCAACGTCCAGTTGCTCGTCGCCCTTCAGCTTGCGGCGCAGAGATTCAGGGTGAATGGAAGTGTCACGTCGCTCAGTAAGGAACGTCGCGGCCGCAGAAACTCCACCATCAGCCTTGCGCACCGTGTTGTAGAGCGTGTCGCGCCACTGGGTATTTGTGTAGTGAGCGGTCATAGGGCTGATTCCTTCAAAATTTCAACGTTTCGGTATTACTGCGCCGCCTATAAAGTTCGGCACATGGAAAACAACAACGAATCCAAGTCAGTGACCCGAGCGCATCTGTTCGCGCGCATCGACGCCACCCTTCTCTCTCAGCCGTCCGAGTCAGCGGCCGAAAGCGAGACCCAAGACCAGCGCGACATAGAAAGCCCCGCCGCAGACACCGAAAAGAAATGACCGAGACCGAGCAGCTTTTGAAGAACGCGGCCGAAGTGGCCAAGCGGACGTTCATCGACCCCACCGAAGCGGCAGTGATCGAGATCTTTAAGGAGCTGTGCGCCGAGCGTGACCGCATGGCGTGGGCGACCGACGGCCGCGAATCGGCTACGGTGCATTAATGTCATGCCGCCCTTGCCTCTTCGCCAGCCAGCTCAGGCCAAATGCGCGAGAAGTCATCCGGCCGCTGGTCTTGCCGGCGGATAGCGCCCTCCGTGGCCAGTTCCAAGCCAACACAGTTTTCGGGAGACGGGAGCCGGTCCTTGTACCGAGTGCGCCACTGCCGAATCTGCGCGTCGTTCTTGACGTCGTAGCCAAGCTCAACCATGCGCGCACGAAGTTGCGCCACAGTCAGGGCGCCAGGGGAAGACAGGTATGAGTTCAGGTCCATTCGCACATACTAGTAGCGTCTGCTACGTTTCGCAAGTAGCAAATGCACCCGTAGCACATGCTACTTTTCCGCGCATGAATGAGGTTGAACTAAACGAGTTCCGGATTGCGCGCCTAGCGGCTGCCGTGGACCACGTATCGCAAGGGAACAAAACTGACTTTGGACGCCGGCTTGGCTACAAGGACGGGGCTTTTGTTCGCCAGATGATTTCTGGCATTCGGCCTGTGACTGAAAAGACCGTCTGGGCTATCGAGACCATGCCCGGCATGAAGGGTTGGTTTGACGCCGATGGCGCAACAGAAACCCCAAATCTACCCTCACCTGCGCCGTGGCCTTTCCCTGGCATTTCAGAAAAAGATGTTCGAGCGCTGCCATCAGCGCACATCCATGAGCTACAGGGCGCGCTCGCACTAGCAATTGCCCAACTAAAGCTGAGGGTTGAGGTAGCAGCCACACCAACGCAAAAGCCCGCGAGTTCGATCCGTGGCTCGGTGGTGGACACGCACGCAGCTGACGACGCCTTCCCAATGCAAGATGTGCTTGGTAAACCTGCGGCCGGCTCGGGAAAGATCTTGGTCGCAGCCAACGTAACCACCGGTGTGCGCATCGCAGCCAACGACAGCTTCGAGCCTGTACCTGAGCTGGCAGATGTCCGCCTGGCTGCCGGCGACGGCATCGAGAATCACGCCGAGGATCAAACCGGCGTCATCCAATTCCGTAGGTCATTCCTACGGTCCGTGGGCGCCGACTCAGGCAAAGCCCGAGTGGTGTACGCAAAAGGCGACAGCATGGAGCCGGTCATCAAGGATGGCGCTGCACTACTGGTCGTGCCGAAAGAGAACCTGACCATACGCGATCTGGCCGCCGGCCGTGTC